AACGCAGTACGCATTGATAATATATCAACCATAAACGCATCTTTTAATTTACCTTGTTGGGTATCATTTGCTTGAAAATAAGATAACGAATCAAAACTGCAAAAATCACCTATGTGTACTACATAGTCTGGTTTAATTTTCTTTATGTGTTTACCTATCCATAAAAAACGATCTTTAGGTATATCAGGACTGTCATGTGTATCACCTATGACAAGTACCTTGTGTCCTTTAAATGAATTTATTTTAGAATTGTTATTACTTTTATTGTTGTCCATATTAGAGTTACAAAACCACCAAGCCAAAGAACCGTTTTAATTGCTCCCTTTCCGGTAGCTAAGTCTTGTTTTAATTCGACTATTTCTTCTCTATTTTCCTTTATCTCTACTTTAATCTCGTTAAGAGTATTTTGTAGATTTTTAACTTGTAATTCCCACTCAGACATTTGACTTTAAAAATTTGGTTATAGGAAATGAATCAAATTCAAGGCAGTGTGCATCTACCTTTACTCCATCACGATAGTCTTTTGGTTTGCTAGAATAAAAATTTAAAAATTCTACTTGTGCTTGTATGCAATAATCTTCTGTAGAATATATTGACGCTTCATATTTGACACTTGGCATCTGAGGTGTATGCAGAAATAACACTAGAAGCCACACTTTCATTAATATTTATCCTCTAATATTTTTTTAATCTTTAAATTGCCTTCGCTATCTGGTTCAAGTTCAGCTAGTACTTCACCACACGCATATCGAATAACATTTTCTCTTGATTCACTAAGATTACGTTCAGCTTCACGCTTTAACTTTAAGCAGTCTGACATACCACCAGTTAGCATATGCCCGTCCAAACTATTATTTACAAACATACAAAGTGCAAACACTAATTTAGTTACTACCATTTTGCCTTACCTTGTCTTTTAATGTTTCTACATCCTTTTGTAGTTTACTTACCTGATCTTTTAAAAAATCGATATTCACACGATTGTTCATCATGCTTTCCATTTCTGTTGTAATT